TGGGTTCGTACTGTCGTTGGTAATCGGCTCGCCCAAGGGTAAAAGTGTTTTTCGCCCAGATGATGAAAGTTGACCAGCGACCCCCGGCTTCACGAAATGCAGCCTGAAGGGTATCGAGTTCACTTGAGCTCATGGCGATATACACCGCACCTTTTGTGACATTGAGAACGTTCTTGCAGGCAGCAACCAAAAAGGTTCCAAACTCAATACCAAGGTTGTCGTTCAGGATTGGACGATTTTTGCCACGCATTTTGTCCTTTGCCGTGTTGGCATAGTTGACGTTGTATGGTGGATCCGTAAAAGTCATGTCAACAAGTTCATCGCCCAGGAGCGCCTGATAGTCTTCAGGCTTGGTTGCATCGCCACAGATCAGCTTATGCTCACCTAACAGCCAGACGTCACCAGTGCGTGAGATTGGGTTTTCAGTGACCTCGGGTATTGCATCATCGTCAGTGAGTCCATCTTCAGATACATCCTCGCCAGCAATCAGAGCATCCCATTCTTCGGATGAAAAGCCTGTCAGTGCCAGATCAAAGCCGGCATCCTTAAGTTCTGCCAGCTCCAGTCCCAGGAGATCGTTTTCCCAGGAGGCGTTTTCTCCGATCTTGTTGTCAGCCAAAATCAATGCCCGGCGTTGTGTATCGCTCAGGTGGTCCATTGAAACCACGGGTACTTCGCTCATGCCAAGTTTGCGTGCGGCCAGAAGCCTGCCGTGACCTGCAATCACGTTATTACTTCCATCGACCAGAATTGGTGATCCCCATCCAAACTCACGGATGCTTGCCGCAATTTGAGCAACCTGTGCATCAGGGTGTTGTTTTGCATTCCGGATGTAGGGAATCAGCGCATCAACTGCGCGATACTCGAGGGTCAGTGGTTTCATGAGTTTTAAAAAGAAAACCCGCCAGACATGATGATCGGGCGGGTTGAAATTTGGTGTTGGAGGAAGTGAATTAAGAGGTGATTTTCCCTACTCACACTTCTGTCCAGAAGATAGCTGAAATCTTATCCCAAAACACCCCAAAGTGTTGCACGCGTATTTTTCGCTCTATTACTCGCATACTCCCTGATGCACGCTCACTTCATCCAAAACACGCTAACTTCCTCTGTAAAAATGATTCATTTTTGTCCAGATTGATCGTTGAGCGCTTCAGCAAGTTTGAGAATCGATGCCTTCCAATGTCGCCAGGCTGATGTGCGACATAGTCCAAAACGCCTTCCAATGTCATCCCATGCATAACGATCCGCACGCATCCAGAGCAGCAGACGCTCATCGATGCTTAAACACTTCATCCAGCGCATGACCTCAAGCATCTGATCGATTTCTGCAGGGGTTGGAGGCGCTCGATACAGGGGGACGTCATCGTTTGCCAGACGCTCAAACTCGCCTCGAACGATCACAGGCCACAGGTTAAAGTGAGCTTGTACCCGTAACGCAGGCAAGCGATGTGCAGTGCGGGCGGCCTGAACGATACGTGTTGATACGGCTTCAGTGGTCCATTCATTCATCGCGCACCTGATCCTTAAAGCCGAAAAGTCGATTACCAATGCGACGAACGCATTCACGCTCAAATTCACTGAGCCGTTCATCGGTTTCGCTGACAACCAGAATGTGTTCGTCTTGCCATCCCTCTCGTTTGATGACCTCTACATCGACAGAGTTAGGTTGCAAGCGGGCAAGGGGCGAGCGATAGGGTTGCTTTGCGGTTCTCATGGCGTATCTCCCCGAAACTCGATCGCCCAGTACAAAAGGGCAAGCGCATCGGCCTCGTTATCATCGTGAACGTTGTGGCCACGCACCTGCATGGCCTGAATCATTTGCTCTTTGCTTGCGTTGCCTTTGCCGGTTGCGTGCTTTTTAATCGTTCCCACAGGCACGCCCTCATAGGGAATTTGGTGATGCTCGCACCAGGCTGTCAGCTGACCCATGAATCCACCATAGGCATGAGCAGCATCCACGCCGGCGTGTCGGCGCACTTCTTCAAATACGACTAGGCTGATGTCAGTCGAGCATTGCTTGATTTCTGTGAGCCATCGCTTGAATCGTAAAAACCGCATCCCGCCCCCCTCGAAACGCTGAGGTTTAAAGGATTGACTCCCGCTTGAAATTTGTTCGTCTGTCTGAGCGAGTGCCCAGCCCGTTGTTGTGCCCAGATCCAGGGCAAGAATAGTTGTGTTCATTTCCACTCCTTTTTAGGTGTGGTGACGGATGGTGACTCACTTGCCGGTTAACTCTCATATATGTGTGTGCACGCGCACGCGTAGGGGTTAATCAGTAAGTCTGTCACCATCCGTCACCATGTTCATTCGTTTGACTCGTAATAGTTGCGGCTATAGGCCTTAGGACGTATAGCGAGACCCTTAAACCCTCGCTTGCCCCCGTGAAGCCGCGTGGGTTCGAAATTGCGCGTGATTAATAGCTCGGAAAACCGCTTAATTGAGCCCACATACTCGCCAGCGCGCTCGGCCCATTCGCGCCAATTTGCGTACAAATCAGAGGATGCAACCTTTGCTTCAAGTGTTAAATCACAGCTTTCATCCATCCATTGACCGAGCGCATCCTCGGCTTCGAAATACTCCTCGGTGGCTGAAACCACACAGTCGGGAGGCAATAAACCCTCTCGTTGCCACGCGAGACAGCCTTCGACTGCCCAGGCCAAAATTCCATCGCGCTCGGCAAAGAGCTTTTCGGTGAGCTTGCCGTCGCGCCTCTCGGGCGGGATCGTGACCGTAAAGGGAATCAGGTGCAGACGCCGCTTCATTGCCTCATCCACGTTGCGGATCGAGGGCTTATGATTGCCAGCAATCAGCAGTTTGAATTGAGGGAAATATTCAAAGAAGTCTTGTCGCATAAAGCGGGCCGACACCTTGTCACCACCCGTGATGGCCTTGACCTTGGACTCGTTCCAGCGCCTGCCTTGTTCGGTTTCTACGGACGCAACAAAGCGTGCCCCTCGAAGGCCTGCCAGATCGGTCGGGTGTCGGTCACCCCGAGCATCCATAAAGGTATCCATGGGGGCGCTTGTCGCGTAATCCCCCAGGATGCTTGCCAGGGTGTTGACGAAAACCGACTTGCCGTTCGCACCCGTCCCATACAGAAAAAACAAGGCATGTGCGCTTGTCGCACCAGTTAGGCAATAACCTGCCATGCGTTGCAAGTATTCTTGTAGGAGCACGTTGCCTCCGGTCACATCGTGTAAAAATGCCTTCCACTGCGGACAATCCCCCTTAGGGGTGGCATTTGCGATTTTGGTCATGCGATCACCCCTGTCGTGCGGGCGGGTCTTTCCTGCGCGAAGGTTCACAACGCCTCCTGGCGTATTGAGCAGATAGATGTCTGCGTCCCACTCATCGCTCGTGGAGGCGTGTCTGCGATCGGCTCTGGCCATGCGCTCAACACCTCCCACGGTTCCGCTTGCGAGAAGCTTGGCGGCAAGCCTGTGCGAGTCGACCTTGAGTGCGGCCTCCCGACAAATGAAGCGGATCAGGTGGTGAGACATGAGCGTCTCATCTGGCTGCCAGCGACAACCAGTCCAGACGAGCCACTTGCCCCACGAGGCGCAGTAGCGCCAGTCGTCCGAATAGCGGGAGGTGAAAGCAAGTGCCAGCGCATCATCTGTTGCCCACACCGTGGCATCCTGAGGCATCATGGCGTGAGGGTTTTTGATGCACATGCGCGGACCACTGTTGATAAAGGCTTCAACCTCAAAGCCTTCCTCCAGAGCATCTGCGGCATCCCAGCCATCGGTCTTATCGTCCGGTGGTAAGAGCACGTCACACGTGAGTGCCCCTGCAGCAAGAGCCGCCTGTGCTGCCGCCATGGCGTACTCCCAGCCCGGCTTGTCGCGATCGGGCCAGATAATGACCGCTTTGCCTGATAGGGGCGACCAGTCGGTCTTATCAACCGGAGCATTCGCTCCATGCATGGCTGTGGTAGCAGTCACTCCTGCACTGATCAGCGCTTGCGCACATTTCTCACCCTCAACGAGAATGATGCGAGCAGAATTGAGCATCCCGGGCTGGTTATAAAGTGGTCGTGGATCGGGTGGGGCCATCTTGCGCCGCTTGGCATCCCAGGGGCGGAACTCCTTTTTGCCACCTGGTGGGTCATACCGATAGACCACTGCAATCAGATGTCCATACGCATCAAAGTAGTCCCACTTAGCTGTTGCAGGCCCAAGCTCATCGACGGGGAGCGTTTTCTTGGGCTTGCGCTTTTGTGTGGGGAGAGCCTGCCCAACCAGATCGGCTGCGTAGCCCAGGACACGCGGAAAATCGGCTTGAACATCTGCACCAATAGAAGCAGCAATGAGGCTAAAGATATCGCCCCCATCGCCTGTTGCGCGATCGGTCCAAAGTCCAGACTTCTCGCCTTCAATGACTACTTCAAGACTGTCTCCCGGACTACCCAGAGCGTCGCCGATGAGAAACTTCCCGCGCCGTCTCTTGCCCGCAGGAAATAGAGTGCTTAACACCGACTCGATGCGATCAATCAGCGATGCTCGCAACTGATCTCTGACTTGGTCCGTATCACCATGCGCAAATGAGTCGTGATCATTGAAATCAAGCATTTGACTCATCTCCCTGCGCTTGCATCCAGTCCATCAACTCACTGACCTTGAAGCGAACCATCTTGCCGACCCGGTAGTGCGGCACTCCAATGCGCTGACGCTCTTTCGGGTGTGAGAGCAGGTACATGGGCAAATTTAAGCAGTGAGCCGCCTCGTGGGCATCTACCAGCCGTTCATTGAGAATTTGATTAATGTCAGTCATTGTTTTGTCTCCAGCACCGGTCCTGCCATGCGCACATCCGGCATTCAAAATGAGTGGGGTCTTGATAGGCGCGATTGAGTTGCTCGTCTGCATCCGTAGCAGTGATCACCTTCAGAGCCCGATCAGACATGCGTTGAGCAAGGGATGCATCAAACGGCACAAGCTCTGCGTAAATCTCCATCGTGTCTGCGTTGATAGCGGTAAAAATCGCAGGATTCACGTGTAGCTCAAGATAGGCCTGGTAAAGCACCACCTGGGCGTGATAAATGGGTTTTGATGCGGCCAGCTTTTTCTTCTCCAAATCGCGCCAGGATTTGGAGCCCAGGCATTTGTTTTCCCAAAGTGCCGGATACTTAAAGCCATCGGGCCCGCCGACAATGACACCATCGATATGACCTTGCAGACGACCATTGAGAGCAGAAAAGCCAAATTGCTCACCATTTGGTTTGGTCGTTCTAAGATCAAAGCCTGCGTGCCGCAACCACTGAATCATGCTGTCTTCATTCAGATGGCCGCGCTCAAAGATGCGCAATAAGCGTCCGGAGTGATTTCGACCCGCATCGACTGGTGCCTGGATAAACTCGTACTGCAAGGCGCGTTCGCAGGAAACACCTAAACGAGATGCTCCCAGATAAGACCGCGGACGTTGTTGTGCATTTTGATGTTGCAGTCCTGCATCGACCAATTCACTGACTTGTCCGGAGACACTCGAGGTAGAGTTAAAGTCCATCATTTCTTCTCTCCTTGAGTGCCCCAAGGCAAATCATCTTTCATGTCTGCCAGGGAGTGCGCCATGGGGTCGGGTGCAGGTTGCGTGCCGCGAACAGGAGGGTATTTAGTCTGTTCGTGATGCTCCTGCATGGCATCAGTCCAGCAGGTCACGATTGCATCGATGACCTGCAGTGCTTGGGCCTCGGAGTAATCACCCAATGGTTTGTTAAAACCAATTTCACCGGCAGCCTCACCAAAAGCTTTTAAACATTTCCTCATTGAGGCAAGCTCCATGTCAGTAGGATCGATCATCCAAACCTCCCTGATGTTGATTCGCCCATCGAGCACTCGCTGCCAGTTGCCGTACATCGTGTGAAAGATGTCCTGACAGCGCATCGAGCAGAAAACCCAGTCGATGGGATAGCTCCGGGGGTTGCCCACGCCGAGGCGCGTATCGGCGTGGCGTAAACCCCTGGCTTGTCTTTTGCAAACCCAGCATTTCATTCATCCTCCTTACTGAGCCCAGCTCGGTTTGCCCGAGACAGG